GTTGGAACACCATGTCTCCGCCATAAGATCTCCAATAAGTTGAAAGGGGGGCCGAAGCCCCCCATTGTCGTTAGTCCTGCACGTACCAGACGAACATCTTGATGGTGCCCGTCATAGCCTTGGTTCCCGTGGTGACTATCATGTACTCGTCCGCATCGAGCGGTTCGCCGAGGTTGTCCAGTACATTGAATGTTGCCGAACCTGCGGCGACCCCGACAGCAGTCTTGGTCATGTACTCGTCCGTATCGGTTCCGTCTCCGACTTCGAGAGTGCCCCCCGTAGTACCGAGGTCGTCAAACCAGACCTCGCCACGGATAATCCTTGCGCCCTTTGGAACGAAGCACATGGAAATCGTGGAACCGGCAGTTATAGCCGAAGCCTCGTAAGAGTCGTAGGAACACTTCACCCTTGCCCCCCATTCGCCGGGGTCAAGCATTGTCCCTGCACGCTCAAGAGTCCTGTGTACACCGTAGTAAGTACCCATCAGTTAATCCCCCTTCCCCTTTACGTGATTACTCGGAGCAAAGAATCTTGCCGACTGCGGTCTCGTTCATGCGAGTGGAACCCATAGTGAGAGAAGCCTGAACGAGTATTGCGTTCCCCTTCTGGGGTATCGGGTCGATGGCAACCTGAATGTCCTGACCCATACCGAGAAGCAGACCGCTCTTGTGCCAGTACAGGCACTCACGGTAGTTACTTCCATCGGTGGAGAGGCGGTTGCTCATGATGAACTTGAATCCGAGGAAGGTATCAACCTCACCGGAAACAAGAGCCTTCACGCTGTTGTAGTCCGAAGACGTGATGGCGGTAGCGGAAAGCAGTTCGCTCAACTGGAGCGGAGAAATGGCGATAAACCTGTCGTTCAGAGGAACATCCTTCTCGTCAAGGAGCCTCTTGGCGTAGCGGAGTTTTGCCACGTTCATCCCTGTTGCGCCGGAACCACTGTCACGAACAGTTACCGCCACGGTCATATTGCTGTCGTAACTGGTGGAGGTTGCGCCAGTCTCGCCCGTGTAGGCGGTGGCGAGTGCGGCGGCTACCACGGAATCGTCGATAGACCTGTTGAGAGCCATTACGTGGTTCATGGCATACTCGTTCATCGGGTTGTTGAGTATCCTGATGAGGTCTTCCTTGTCGATGTAGTCGGCAACGTACTTGTCAACCATCGACACCCGTCTCCTTGCATGGGGGGTATCGGTGATAACAAGGTCAGCGTGCCTTGTAGTCTTTGTCTGCGCTGTAGTCGCAGTTATCTGGTCAAAGAAACCGTACTTTGCGTTTACGGTCTCAACTCTTACCGCAGGCCGGAAAAGAGACTGACTCTGCTGAAACAGAATCTCAATGCCGGACTTATACTGTTGCACCATTGCCGTGGTTATCTGTGAACTCACTTTGCGTCACTCCCAGTGAAAGATTTTGTGTTGCATCTTTCGCCAGGGTGTCCTCCATAGAAGGGCCTGACTGCCGTTTTACGTCCGTGTTAGGACGGCCTGACTTTCGGCTAGCAACGGGCCTTTAGGGGAAAGGGTGTCCGTGGTGGATGTCGCTAAGCGGTGTCTACTGTTGCCTTGATACAGAACAGGTGAACTACGAAAGTACCTGCCGTTAGTGCCTGTGTCGCAACCGTGGCGGTTATTGCGCTTGCCTTCGTGGTCTTCACGAAGGATGAACCTGTCCCGTCGGGGATGATGTCGTGGCGACCCTGGTCCCACGGGTTGCCCGAATCGGCTATCGCTATCGCGCTTACAATGTCATTGGCTCCTACAACGTGTATCGCTATGGTTCCCGCATCTCCCCCTGCTGAAGTGAATGTCTTGAGAACATCCACACAACCGCCCACAACGAGCATGTTCGCCGGAACTGATACCCCAAGCGCGTGAGCCCCCACAGTCCTGTTGGCCGCCACGGTAGCGTCGAATGTGGCGGAATAGACGAACATCCCGCCGAGTCCGTCAGCCCTTGCAAGGGATACATCGTTGATATTCACCTCTGCCGCCGTAGCGGTTACGTCGGTAAGGTCAGTTGTAGATAGTGCGGCAGAGTCTGTTCCGTCATGGTCGTGACCCGTGGAAACGTCTACCAGGTCGGCAATCGCCTGTCGCAGTTCAATTGTATCCTTATCGAATGCACTTGTCAAGATCCAACCACTCCTTTCCTACTCTGTCGGGAACGCCTTCTCATGGAGGATGCGGAACTGCTCTACAGCCTCACGGTGTCCCGGTGACATCTTGTCGTTAAGTTTCTGTATAAAGGATGCGTCGC